TAGCCATCGTTCATGCGTTTGCGCAGACCTGGATACTTACGTTTGATGAGTTTCTCAATACGAACATCCTCAAGAATGTTCATATAAGATTTTAGTTTTGGTTGTTCCTCGATAGGTTTGATGTATTTGTCGAGGGTATAAAGTGCGTGACCGACTTCGTGACCAACAAGCATATCTTCGATAGCTGGGGTCATGTCCTTCCACATTGGAAGAGTCAATACACGGGATTTGATATCAAACGATGCGGTTGGCACGTTTGAGCGAACCACTGTTAGGTTCTCGGTTGCAAGAAGTTTTGCTGATAGATCGGTTGCTTGAATATCCATGTTAGTCTCCAAATGCTTCAGTCATTTCAATTTGAGTCAGTGCGGTTTCAACTTCCTCACGGTTTGCAAGAGAAAGATCCCCTGCAAAAACTAACATGTCTTCGATACCATAGCGACCAGCCAGTTCGGCTAGTTCGTAGTCGGAAAAATCACTCCACATAATATAGTCACTCCATCAATTTATATAGTAATTATACGCCAGAAGTGAATAAAAGTAAAGTGTTTTTTGACCCTAAAATCCCTTGTAAAATCAATAACTTACGAACCAGCTATCACAGAAAAGTCGTTTCTTTTCTCAAATTTGATGACAGACCTGAATTTGTCAAATAACTGATCACCTTTATGACTAATAACGAAAATATTGGAGTTTTCTCCGAGTTGGTTCATAAGGTTCAAGAAATAGTCTGTTCCTGCAGTATCCAAACTTGAATCAAAGATCTCGTCCAAAAGTAGTAAGTTAGTATTAACACTATTTTTCATCTTAGCGATTTGACGCCAAGTGAAAAGGATAGCCAAGTCAATACGCATCTTCTCACCTTCAGAGAAAGAAGCATAAGTAAACTCATCACGAAAACGACTTTTAACAATTTCGTTAAACGCTTCATCAAGCTCAAAGTGAATGTAAGCATCCATAGCATTCAAATATTTATTGATCAGCTTGTTCATGATTGGTAGGTACTCACGAATGATAGCAGTTTTAATACCAGTATCCTTAAGCAACAACGAAGCGATATCTTCTAAGTTACGGTGTTCCTGTAAAGTAGTTTTAGCTTTGATCTTTTCCATAGCGTCAGAAGCAAGTTCTTTCAGCTTACGTTTTTCCTCGTCAATATTTGTTGTGTCCGTTTGATGAGATTCAACTTCTCTTTCGTATTCAGCGATCTGTTTATTAATGATGGAAACAGCTGAGTTCTTTGTTGAGAGTTCAATGTTCTTTTCTGTAATTTGGTCAAGGAGATCTGTAATGTTTTGAAGTCTCTCATTGAGAGTCCTAAGAACAACTTCGAGTTCAGCAACCTTTTCATTTTGATCAGACATCTTTGCGTTAAGACCGCTGACGATTGACAGTTTATGCTCATGCGGGATTCCCTGATCACAAGAGGGGCATACATCATGTGTATCAAAAAATTCCTTGTGCTGTCCAATCGTTTCAATTTTGGAGTGGAGTTTACTTCTAATTGACTCTGCTTTTTTGAGTTCTGCTTCCACTTCCTTTTTGTCTGTAATCTGATCTTTAAGCGATCCAATTTCTCTGATAAGGTCATCAACCTCCGATTGAGTTCGCTCAACCTCTTCAGTGCTTGATACGATTTTCTCTTGGATGGATCTAATATTATTTGCTTTCGTTTCCGAGATAGTTTTAATAATGACATTTTGTGCTTCGACTTTAGTCTTAGCGTTTGCAATCTCATTTTCAATCCGAACGATTTCCGCTTTAGTATCACTTGCCTTCTCCTTCAACAACTGGTTCATCGTAGAGAAAATACGAATGTCCAAAATGTCTTCAATAACTTCACGACGTTGCGCTGAAGACAACTGCATGAAAGGAACAAAAGAAGCTGAACCAAGAATAACAACCTGTGTGAATGTTTTGTAGTTCAGCTTTAGAATTTGTTGCTCTAGAACTTTCTGATAGTCTCTAGAAGCAGCATCTTGATTAAGTAATTCATCATCGCACCAGATCTCAAATTTATTAGGTTTGATACCACGAATTACTTTATATGCTTTGTTATTAACTGTAAAAGAAACTTCAACTAAACAATTCTTTTGATTGATAGAGTTTACTAATTGTCCCTTGTTAATATTACGAAAGGGTTTACCAAATAATGAAAAGCACAATGCATCCAAGATCGTGCTTTTACCTTCACCGTTCTTACCGATGATTAGAGTAGTGGTAGATTTGTTTAGTAAAACTTTATTAGCAGAATTGCCAGTAGAAAGGAAGTTCTTCCATTCAATACTTTCAAATACAATCATTAAACAACCTCAATGTTAATGGCTTCAGTGTATAAAGCACGCATATAGTTTTTAATCTTTTCTTTATCTAAATCAGTTTCAATAGAATCAACGTAGTGACCAAGCACAGACAAAGTATCTTCAAGATTAATTGTTTCGTCAACAAATTCACCTTCGTTGAACTCAGACATATCCTCTACAACTTTTATGTCATGACAACCTTTATTATATAACTTCTGAATGAATTTGTCAAATTTATAAAAGTCAGTTTTGTTTACTACAACCAGTTTGACAAATTTCCCTTGGAGTTCGAAGGAATCAAGGTCGATGGGTTCTTTTCCTTTGTCATCGTATTCAAGTCTTTCAAACATTGTATAAGGATTTTGTATGAATTGTAATCCTCTTGTGTTGAGATCGAACAAGTGGAATCCTCGGGGATCATTAAAGTCCTGCCAGGTAAGTTCGTAAGGGTTCCCAAGATAATAAATGTGACCATCATCTGAACGATGATGATAGTGCCCAGAGAAAACCAAATCAAATTTTTCAAAAAGCGTTTTAGAGAGTCCTTCATGAGATTGCATTCCTCTATACATGGCAAAGCCAGAAATTTCAAAGTGACCCATACAAATCTCGGCTGGCGTTGAGGTCATCTGTGCAACGCAGTCAACATAATTCTCTGGACAAATCCAAGGAATCATCGTGATATCAACACCATCAATTGTAATGTCCGTTGGTTTATCAATTACAGTAATGTTAGAGTATTCACGTAAAAGTAAATCAGGAGAGTTTACATCGTTGGTATTCTTGAAGTAAGTATCATGATTACCAGCAAGCATGTAAACTTTAATACCACGCACAGCTAACTTATCAAAGAACATTTGTTTTGCTCTTTGAAGCGCATAGAAGTTTACATACTTACGTCTATCAAAGGTATCACCTAAAATAAGAACAGTAGTAATATCATTAGAGTCCAAAACAGTAAAGAAGGTATTATCATAGAATTTCTCAAAGAAGTCTAGGAAGGCAATGCTGTCGTTACGAGCACCAAAATGTTGGTCAGTAATAATGGCTACTTTCATTTATCGTCCTCATTATCATTAGCCATATCTAATGAATCAGTTTCATCGTTAATAAAACTATCCAAATTTGATTTCTTTGCTTTTTTCTTCTTTTCTTTACGTTGAATAAAAGAATCGTCAAAGGTTCCATGCTGTTGCATGAACTCAAGATATTGGTTATGAAATTCACCATCGTCCCCATCTTGAAGTTCAAATACATCAAAAGGCATTTCCTGAATTAGTTTACCTTTTATATATGACTGTTTCTTCTCTTTCGTAATCCTACGAAGAAAAGCATAATAGATAATTTGGGTGAAGTATGCGAAAGGATTGCTGGACTTATCAGGATTGAAGTTGTCCAAGTATTGAATACAGTTCTCAATACCGTCAAGCACCATATCATCTCTATATGAATAGTTGATGAAGTTGGGCTTGTACGCTAGATGGTTAGCGATCTTTAAAATGCAATCCCCAACATAATTAGGGATGATTGGTTTTGGTAAACCTTTTTCTGCTGCTTCTTTGACTTTACGTTTATGCTCGATTAGAGCAGCCAAGAAGTCAGCATTATTAACATAATGTGCCAAGATATATTTCCTCTTTAGTTTAGAGGCATAATCATAGTATAGTTGAAATGCTAATAAAAAGCAAATATTTTTTATGTTGCAGAATTTGCAAAAGTTCAATAAAAATAAATTTGCTTTTTATTTGACTTTATAGGATAATAACCGTGTTGGGTTTGTTGCTGATTAATCTAATGTCTAGTGTTGTTACCTTCGACATAGTTAGCAATAGTAAACTCTTTCTCTTCCGATTCTTCTTTCTTCGGAGAATTTGCGATAGACTCTAGCATATCCAACCTACGATTAACTTCTTCTAAAGTTAATTCTTCTTCCTCTTCTCCAAAAACATCATTAAGCTGCTGGTGGATCTGTTCTGCAGATTCTCTGGTTGCAGGAATCAATGCTTCATCATAAGACTTTATAAAATTGTTATAATGGCTTACAAATGCGCGATGCATTTTCTTGATATAAACGATGTGATCTTTTTCCAATACAAAAGAAGTTGATTCACTAAATTGACACAGCGGAGAAGCACTAATTTGTTCTCTATTGATTGCAGGAATTGGTATTATTTTGATTTGGATTGGATGGTCAATTTTAATAAAACGATCGTCTTCACCTTCAAACATAGCCATAACTGTTTCACCAGAAACAAGTTTTAAAACGACGTAGTTTTCATTCATACAAATTTACCTCTACCATCTTTAATTTAAATTCTTCTTCTACATAAGTTTTGTAGCGTTCAGCTGCATGATTTAGAGTATGGTTCTTCCATGACTTCCAATGCAAGTCATCAGCAAGGTCATATAAATTACAGGATTCTTTCCCATCTTTCTTTCTCAAACCACGACCGATACTTTGCAAGTTGCGGATCTTACTCTTTGATGGTGAAGCAAAAATAACATTCTCAATAGAGGGAATATTAATCCCAGTAGAGAACGTTCCAAACGAAGCAATAATAATAGCATCATTTTCAGTTTCGCATATGTGACGTATCGCTTCTCTATCGCTAACGTCAACACCACCGTGAACAAAGAACACCTTTCTTTCCTCGTGTACTTTATTCTGAATAAGATCGTATAGAACTTTGCCGTGCTTTTCAACGTATTGAAAAAGAACCAGCGTGTTGCCTTTAGAATTTACTGCCAGATTACGGATAAACTTATTTCTTTGTGCACAAGAAACAAGCCAATCCATTTCATCTTGGTATGTGTTCTTATTACGTTCTTTACGAATCTCTTCACTATATTTTAAAACTATACATGTAATATTTAGGTTAGACAATCTGCCAGAATCAATTAATGCTTTAGTAGTTGTTACCCTATGTACTGGACCAAAGACACCTTCTAAAACTAGCTGGTGAATTTTTTTGTTATCCAATGTACCAGTAGTTCCAATCCTATGACTAACAGTATCAAGTTTTTCCATAATCGTGGTAAGCGACTTAGCTTTAAACTGGTGCGCTTCATCCCCGAAGATGACGTTGAATTGTCTGAACCACGATTTCGGTTGCAAGTAGACTGACTGCCACGTTGTGATGAGGACATCTTTAGTGAACTCCTTTGGGAAACCACTGTATAACTTCTGACAGTGAGATTGAACATCAAAGTCATTAGCTGTTGAGTAGTCCTCAAAGTCAGCATACATTTGCTCAACCAAAGAAGTAGTTGGCACAATCAAAATACATTTCTTGTTATTATTTAGGTGCCAACGCATTATAGAATAGATGATTAAAGATTTACCTGACGCTGTTGGTGAAAGTAATAACGTGCGTTGTTTACTTAATGCAGTATGAACAGCATCAATTTGATAATCACGAATATCAATTGGTTTACCACGACCGTGTAAATTTAACCATCGAGTAAACTCTTCAACTGTTTCTCTAGTTACATCTTCACCAGCAATGATTTCAGTTTTAGTTTCTAACTGGTATTTGTTACGATCACAGAACTTAACAAGGTAATCATACAAACCAATGTACAAAGTTTTGCGGAACTGATCATACAAACGCACCTTACCATCCCACAAACGTGCTCTGTATTGTGGGGTAAATCTTGCACCTGGATATTCATATGTAAAGAAATCAGCGAGTTCCTGTTCAACAGAAGGATCGCCGAAAACTCTCATATAAACTTCATCGAGTTTTTCAGCAGTTAACATCACATACCTGCTAAGAAACGTTTCCACTCAACTGCTGTTTTAATTTGCCAGTCACGTGCTTTAAGTTGACCAAGGATTGATTCTAAAAGATAAATCATTGTTTCAAGATATTCTAAACGAACTTTTGTTGTATTAAGTTCAGTATCACCTTGAAGGAATTCATCCATTTCATTTTTGAGAGGTTTGACTCCTTGCCACTGCTCCCACTCAAGCGTGTTTAGTTCATCACGTGACATTTCGCCACGATAGTATCTGAATTTATTTTTACGGAGTTGGTTATAGTCAGATTGCAGTTTGGTGTGTTTAAGTTTAACACCAATAAGAATCTTTAGATATTTAGAATGTAACTTTGGAGTTGCGATTGTTGTTTCACCAAGATAGTTATCATCAATCTCGCAATCCTTTTCCCATTCATTTTGTATTTCATCAAGCGTCATAATAATCTCCAACAAGCCTTCGGCTAATTAAGTGTCTATTGTAAAATATGAATATTTAAAAGTTGCAGAACCAATAACATAGTTCACGTCCATCGCAGTTGCTTCAAGTTGAACAGGATCTAATGAAATTGGAAAAACATCATAAAATTTAAATTGATTAGTTAGTGTGTTTTGTGCGTCTAAAACTCCAACTGTACAGTCAGAGTAATTTTTTGCTAATTCAGAATATACAGTGCCTTGATTTGTTTTCAAAAAATCAGAATACTGTTTATTATCTTCTGGATAACCTAATGCTACCATCCAATTAAAAATGGCTTTATAATTTTCCATTTTATCATCAACTAAGAATTGAACAGTCAATTCAGAGAATGACATAATTTCACCTGGGATTGGTGTATTAATAAACGGTGTTGGTCTATCAATAGAAGCCAATGTTACAGATGGGATTAACACACGCTGACAGAAAAATGATACATCAGGCAATTTTGTAATGCTGAATGTAAAACTGTTCGGATTCAGAACGTTTATGTTACTTGGGTATAAAGAATCAGATATAGGCATATTACTATTTATACTCCTAGAAAAAAGGGGAACCGAAGTCCCCCTTTAAATTACCGCTTCTACGTCGGCTTCTTAAAACCGACTTAGTCGATTACATTAGGTTAGTAACCTTAACTTTACGATAGTAGTAGTTCTTGTCAGAAGTTAGGTTATCTTGACCAGAAGTACCGTCGTCCAAGTTAACGAATGGGTTAGCAACTAGACCGTAACGAGTCTTGAAACCAATCTTTGGTTGGAAGCTGTTAGGATCAACTGCGCGAACCATTTGTAGAGGAACGTATGGGCAGTAGAAAAGACCAGCATCAAAAGCTGATTGACCTTTGTAACCAACAACGAAATATTGGTTAGCAGAGATGTTAGCAGCATATGGATCAACATATACTTTGTACTTGCCGTTTAGAACACCAGCGAAAGTAGTGCTAGTATCATCAACGTTCAAGCTGTTATTGCCGTTTAGAGCAGGAGTGTAGTCAAGAACACCAGCCATCGCCAATGCAGACGCAACGTCAGCAGAAGTGATGATGAAGTTCGCACGACCACGACGTGTCAATTGACCAACAGCGTTAGCTTCACGCTCGATTTGGAACAATAGACCTTTGAACTTTTCAACAGACCAACGACCGTTAGAATCAACGTCTAGGTCAAAAGTACCAGCAGTAGCAGTACCAACAGCAGCACCTGGATAAGCAGTGCGATAAACAGTACGAACAACTTCACGGTTGATTTCTGTTAGGATCTCAGCAGAAAGAATGTTGCTCAATTCACCTTCAGCGTCAAGACCATGAACAGATTTCATATCTTGAGCTAATTCGATTGAGTATTCAGCTTTCAAAGCACGAGTCTTAGCAGTAACAGAAGTCTTCTCGATTGAGAATGCCATTTGACCGAAAGAACCGTCACCAGAACCACCTTGGCCAAGACGTTCAGCAGCGTCAGTAGCTAGACCACTACCAGCAGTTAAAGTAGCTGCACCAATAGTAGTACCGTCAAGAGTAGAGCTGTGAGTACCAGTACCTGAGTAGTCAGAATCAGCTTCGTTGAAAAGAGCTTCAGTACCACCTTGAGTACCATAGCGTGACTTCATTGCGAAGATCAAGCCAGTTGGCTGAGTCATTGGTTGAACGCCAGCGATATCATAAGCGATAAGTTGTGGCATTGCACGACGTACTAGGCTGATCAATACTGGATCAAACTTAGCGAAACCGCCAGTGTCGCCATAAGAACCAACAGCGTTAGCTGGTGCAGCTTCAAAAAGAGCTTCACGTGCTTTTGCCATTTCGCGTTCTTGGTTTTCCAAAAGAACAGCAGTAACTTCTTTACGATACTGGTCCTTGATTGCTGGAGCACCTTCGTGGTTTAGGACGGGTGCCCATTTTTCGATTAATTGTTGACGAGTTGTCATTTTAATTTCCTTTTAAGTGAATTACTTAGTAAGAGCGGAAACATAACGAGCCATAGTTGGATCGATATTTACTTTCTTCTCTTCAGTCAAAGTGTCTACTGGAGTATCAGTAACAACTGATTTAACTTCAGTAGTTTGTTTAGTGAAATAGCTTTCGCGGATAGTCTTTACT